GCGTGCGACTGTATTCGTCCATACGGTGTAAGAATCTTCCAGGTCTTTCACCTTTTGGGATACGTCGATCTTGGGTTGCTCGTCCGCCATTATCTTGATTGATTATAACTGTTGATGATTGCCCGGGGCCGACTACGGAATCTCCCACGACTGCCTCGATCTTGTGAGTCAGTGTGTTCTCCAATATAACGGGAAATTTATCCAGAGCTGTAACTGCGTCGATCATTGCTTCTTTTAAGATCAACTCAGCTTCAGTCCAGTCAAAGAAACTACAAAAAGTTTCGCGAATCATTTCGGCATTCTCCTGCGGCCAAGGATGGTCCATTTTATACAGTTCTTCACCTAAGGCGTCTTTAAGTTCCGATCCTGCGCATAAATCTAAGATTTTGCGCGCCCAGTTACCGATTAATGGTGTTTTAGCATCGGTAGCTAGATATCCGCGGGCTTTGTTGTAAGCAGCCTGCACGGGTGAAACTTGTTTGTTGCCAGAAAGGTGTATTTTGATGAGTGTTCGTTCAGGGTCTTGGAAGCTGTCTAACGTAACACCCGGATTGACGAATATTCGGCCGCAAAACCCGACCGCTTGGCCGGGTAATGAGGTCGACATCTTCGCCTTCATTCCGAGTGCTTCGGTCGCTGCCGCGAACGCTACATCCAGTCCAGGTATGGCTGGTAGGACACTATCATCTCCTGCAAATATGGTCTGGTCGTTAAGGACCGCCCAGGCATCTTTTGGAGTCATCATCATCTGACGTAACGCGCAATAGCACACAAACGCGTCTATCATCGTATTTCCATCTGTCGTTGGGGGCGAACCAGAGCGAGTTCCAACACCAGCGTCATACTTCATTCCGGTCGACGTGGTGGCCCGTGTCATAAGCATCTTCCTGTACCAATTGTTCAGTTCACCCCGATGCATTGGGATGAAAGCTCTGCAGTAAATGGCCAGAACGGTATCTTGTAAAAACTGAGAAACCGATCCGTCCATATTCTCAAAATCAGCCATGACGGCGCCCTTGTGTCCGACGATTTTCGAAATGCGTTCAGCGATCTCGATCGGCGACTTACACGGGGCGTACCACGGCGTACTCTTCAAGAATGAATCCTTAAAGGAATAAGTATAGCAGGAAAACATTGTGGTCAGTGAAGCGGAGCATGTTGTTATGTTCCGAGGAGCTTTAGCTCCAGCGTATGTTTCGGTTTTAATGAAAGCTCGTAAATGGTTAGCGCTGTTAACTCCCATCGTGACAGCTTCTTGCTCATATCGCGCCTTTTGTGTTGGTCTGTTCTGCTTTTCCAACACCTCACTTATAGTCCACGGAACTATTGTAGCACAGCGGTTTGTAGGAACCATGAAAGATATGAATTCGTTTTGAAAACGTTTAAATTCTTTCACGGGTGTAACGAGGTTTCGC